CGAAACTTCCGTCGTGGCGCAAGTGGCACGCTGGCACTGCGAGGTGGTGGAAGGAACTGTGGGCGACCCCGCAGGCCACCCAGTGGGAGGCGTCCGGGCGCACCCTATGGACGCTGGCCTGCCTGTACGACGACATGATTGCCGGCCGAGCCGACGTCGCCAAGGTGTCAGCCGAAATGCGCCAGCACGAGGATCGCCACGGGCTGAATCCGAAGTCGATGCTGCAGTTGCGGTGGCGAATCGTCGAGCAGCCGGACGCCGAAGTGATCGACGCCGGCAGCAAACGCCGGTCTCGCTACGACCACCTGAAGGTGATTGCCGATGCCGTGGAGGGGGCCTAGCTACGAGGGCGAGATGCCGTCGCTCGGTTGGGCGCTGCTCGACTGGCTCAGCGACGTTCTGCCGTCACCCCGCGACCCGGCCGCCCCGTTCGAGTTCACCGACGAGCAAGCGAAGCTGTTGGTGCGCTGGTACTCGATCCACCCGGTGACTGGCGAATACGTCTATCGCCGAGGGCAGTCGCGGCGGTCGAAAGGCATCGGCAAGAGCCCGTTCGAAGCAGCCAAGGTCATTGCCGAACTGGCCGGTGACGCCGTGTTCGACGGTTGGAACGCCGACGGTGAGCCGGTCGGGCGACCGTGGGGAACGGGCAAGCTGCCGAACCCATGGGTCCAGGTGGGTGCCGTCAGCGAAGATCAGACTGACAACACGTGGTCGGTCGTCTACGGCCTACTGAACGACAACGACGGTCGGGCCGCCGACCTGTTGCGCATCGATGCCGGCCTGACTCGCTGCTTCCTGCGGGACCGCACCGGCCGAGCCGAACCTGTGACTGCGGCTGCCGGCTCACGAGAAGGCCAGCCGGTCACCTATGCAGTGCTCGACGAATCACACCTGTGGACGTCACGCAACGGTGGCGTCAAGCTCGCCGCCACTCTTCGGCGCAACGTCGCGAAGATGGGCGGCCGGTCGTTTGAGACCACCAACGCCTACGTCCCCGGCGAGGGCTCGGTGGCCGAGGCGACTGACAAGGCCGCACGGCGAGCGACCGGGATCTTCCTTGACATCGTCGAAGCGCCCCGATCGATCAACGGCGTCGACGTGAATCTCGATGCTCCTGACGACGTGTTGCTACAGGCACTCAAGGTCGCCTACGGGGACGCCTGGTGGGTCAATCACGAGCGTCTACTGCGCGACATCCGAGACCCCGACACACAGTGGGAAGACGCCAAGCGGTTCTTCTTCAACTGGCCGGCCAAGGGCGAAGAGTCAGCCGTCGTCGCTGGTCGATGGGCGCAGCTGACCAAGCGCCGCGACATCGAACCAGGCGAAACCATCGCCATCGGCTTCGACGGTTCGGTATCGAACGACGCCACCGTGCTGGTCGGCTGCACGGCCGATGGCCATTCGTTCTTGCTTGGGGCCTGGGAACGTCCAACCGACAATCGAGACTGGCGTGTGCCACGCGCTGAAGTGCACGAGGCGGTCCGGCGAGCATTCGACACGTACCGAGTCGGTCGCATGCTTTGTGACCCGCCCAAGTGGTGGTCGGAGATCCAGGAATGGGCCGACCTGTACGGCGAGGACGTCGTGCTCGAGCTGCCCACCAACTCGACGGCACGGTTTGCGCCGGCCGTCGACCGCTGGCTCACAGCGATTCGAGAAGGAACGCACACCAACGACGGCTCGGATCTAATCCGTCGCCACGTTGATGCTGCGCACAAGCAGAAGGTCAAGGCGATGGCCGCCGAAGACGACGGCCGGACGTTGTACCTCATCACCAAAGGCCCGGACGGTCGCAAGATCGACGGCTGTATCGCAGACATCCTGGCCTTCGAGGCCGCTTGCACGATGCCATTCGCAAACACTGTCGCTGGCGTCGTGAACCTCGCCGACTTCCTGGAGGACGAATGAAACTGTTCGCCTCCGTGCTGCAGATAGTCGGGCTAGGCGTCGCGTCGTTCGGTCTCGGCATGCTCGTCGGCTGGGCCGGCTGGCTGGCGCTGGGTGCGTCGACGTTCTACGTCGGCTATGAGCTCGAGCGAGTGCGCTGATGTTCGGGCGTCGAGGCGCTGACGAGCAGCGCGCCGTCCAGGCGTCGGCGTGGGGCGAATGGGGCGATGGCAGCACGGCGACGTGGGCCGGCCATTCGGTCAACTCGGGTAACGCCACGCAACTGGCCGCCGTGTTCGGCGCGGTGCAGCTGATCACTGACCTGATCGCCACTCTGCCGATCGACGTCTACCGCAAGACGTCCGCCGGCCGAGAAGACGTCACCACCCCGGCATGGCTGCTGTACCCCGAGGTGGGCGTCGACAACATCACGTGGCGCACCAAGCTGCTCACGTCGTTGCTGCTCGACGGCAACGCGTTCTGCGCCATTCTGCGCTCGCCCGACACCGGCAGCATCGTCGAGCTCGTTCCACTGAACAGCACACCGGGCTACGTGCAGATTCGTCGCGAGGGCGGCCGGCGCGTGTTCTACGTCGGCGGCGAGCGTGTCCGATTCGACATGCTGCACATCCCGGGCATCGTGCGCGCCGGATCTGATCTAGGCCTGTCGCCCGTCGAAGCGGCTCGCCAGTCGATCGGCGGCGGCATGGCCGTCCAAGAGTTCGCCAGCCGGTTCTTCGGCCAAGGCGCCACCATGTCGGGCGTCATCGAAGTTCCGCAGAAGCTGCCCGCCGGCGGATCCGATGTCAGTGGCTCGGCTGCATCGCTCGCCAAGCAGTTCTCTCGCCTGCACTCCGGCAAGAGCAAGGCGCATCTCCCGGCCGTGCTCGAGGGCGGCGCCACCTGGAAGCAGACCGGCGTCACGCCTGAGCAAGCGCAGTTCCTGCAGACCCGCAGCTTCACCGCCGCCGAGATCGCCGGGCAGATCTTCCTGCTCGACCCGTCCGACCTCGGCATCGCTCAGCAGTCTGGGTCGTCGCTGACGTACGCCAACCTCGAGCAACGCAGCCAGCGTCGGCTGGAAGTGGCGCTCATGCGCTGGATCATTCGGCTCGAGACGGCGCTCAGTTCGCTGCTCGCCGCACCTCGCTACGTCAAGCTCAACACCAACTCGCTGCTTCGGGCCGACACGCTCAGCCGCTGGCAGACCTACGAAATCGCTTCACGCATCAACACCGCAGCGTCGGCCGAGGGCCAGGCCCCGGTGCTGCTCACGTCCGAAATGCGAGATCTCGAGGACCGGGCACCGCTGCCCGAGCCCGACCCCGTGCCGACCCCTGGAGGGGCCAATGCCGCTCAGTGAACGTGCCGCAGCACTGCGCGGCACCAAAGAACTTCGCTCGTTCGCCGAGCCCATCGAACTTCGTGCCGCCGACGATGGCGACATAACGTTCGAAGGTGTGGCCTCGTCCGTCGAGAAGCCGTACTTGGTGCGTGATTTCCTTGGGGAGTTCACGGAGACGATCCGCGACGGTGCGTTCGACAAGACGCTCAAGGACCGCAAGTCCGACATCGAGCTGTTCGTCAACCACGACACCTACGGCGTGCCGCTGGCGACCCGGTCGTCGAAGACGTTGACGCTCGACGCCAACCCCGACCTCGCCGTGGTGGCCAGCCTCGACGCTGCTCGCTCCGACGTGCAGATCCTGCGCTCGGCCATCAGCCGTGGCCAGATGGCCAAGATGTCGATCGGCTTCCAGGCCGTGAAGCAGGAATGGTCGCCGGACTACAGCGAGCGTTCGATCACCGAGGTGAAGCTGTTCGAAGTGTCGGTCGTGAATCGGCCGGCCAACCCGCACACGTCGGCCGCCGTGCGCAGCCTCGACGAGCTCATCCACGAAATCACCAGCGGTAGCTATGACGAGCCCCAGCTTCGTCGGGCCATCGCTCATCTCGAATCCCTGCTGCCGGCCGAAGAGACGGCCGAGGCACGGACCGAAGAGGATCCCGACGTGGCCTACCGGCTGCTCATGGATCTCTGGGCCAAGCGCGCTGCTTGACCCTCACTGCGACGCCGAGAGCACCGAGCCGGTTCCACCACTCGCTGCCACTCACTCGCGACACCAACCCCATCAGTTCATTCGGCCCGCCGCAGAGGTGGGCCGTGTCGCGAAAGAGGGTCAATGGACCTGAACGCTGAAATCATCCGCATCAACAAGGAACGCCTCAAGGCCTGGGAAGAGGGCAAGGCGCTTCTCGACGAATCCCGTGGCCAGTTCGACGGCGAGCAGCAGCAGAAGTGGGAGCGCATCAACGCTCACATCAACGAGCTCGACGCCCAGCGCGACAACCTCGTGCTCGCCGAGACCCGTGAGCGCGAGGCGGCGACGCTGCGCGAAGCGACCCTGTCGCAGTTCGGCGAGCCCGCCGTACAGCGTGCCGCTCAGTCCGAGGCCGAGCGCTTCGTCGCCTGGGCCCGTGGCGAGTCCCGTGGCTTCGACGGCCAGGTCGACGGCGACAGCGTGCGCAACGCCTTCAACGTCGATCTCCGCCCCGGACGCAACGCCATCGAGGCGATCCGCTCGGGCGCTGACGGCCGTGAGCTTCGCTCGCTCCTGTGGGACACCGGCACCGCCGGCACCCTGGTTCCGACCGAGCTGTCGAGCACGCTGTACCAGTACATGACGGCGTCGATCGCCATGATGATGATGCCGACCACGAAGCTGTTCACGGCGTCGGGCAACCCGCTCGACTTCCCGAAGGTGCTCGCCCACGGCATCGGCACGGCGGTCATCGCGCAGGGCACCGCTATCGGCGGCACCGACCCGACCTTCAGCAAGATGACGCTGAACAGCTACAAGTACGGCCAGCTCTTGCAGATCTCCAACGAGACCATTGCCGACTCGGGCGTCGACATCCTCGGCTTCATCGCCCAGAACGTCGCTCGTGCCGTCGGCGAGTACGTCGGTACCGACCTGGTGACCGGCTCCGGTTCGTCGGCTCCCAACGGCGTCATGACGGCGCTCGGTGGCGCCGGCACCATCGCCACCGGCGGCAGCTTGGTGGATCCGACGTATGAAAAGCTCGTGGACCTCGTCTATTCCGTCAATGGGCGGTACAGGGCACGGCCGTCGACCGCATTCCTCATGCGGGATCTCACTGCTGCGGCGCTGCGCAAGCTGCGTGACGGCAACGGCGGCACCCTCGGCGCGGTGCTGTGGCAGCCGACGACCACGCAGGGCATCGTCGGGGCCGAGCCGGATCGCCTCCTGGGCTACCCGGTGTTCACCGATCCCAACGTCGCCTCGCTGGCGTCCAACGCCAAGGTCATCGCCTTCGGTGACTTCTCGGCCTACTACATCCGGGTGTCGCAGAACTTCACGCTGGAGCGCAGCGACGACTACGCCTTCAACACCGATCTCGTCACCTTCCGTGGCAAGACCCGGGTCGACGGCGACCTCATCGACAGCACCGCTCTCAACGTGATGAAGCGGAACGTCTGACCTAACTAGGTCACTCAATCCCCTCGCCGGGAGGTTGGTAGGCGCTCGTCCCGCTTCGGGCGCCTACCTCCCGGTGAGGCGCAGTGCAAGCAATCCCCCGGCGAGAGGAACACTCATAATGCCCGTGCATCGTTGCGCGCCCGACGACCTGGAAACGGCCGTCGACAAGATCAGGGGCGAGCGTGTTGTAGCGCTCACCCAGTTGGAGAATGGCCAGATCGTCATCGTCACGGAGACCCGGGCCAACCCCCGTGAGACCCGATGAAGAAGAAGATCCTGATTCACTCCAACGCTCCGCACGTCAAGACAGGCTACGGCGTGCAGTGCGCTCTGCTGTGCGACCGCCTAGCCGAGGCCGGCTATGAGGTAGCGGTTTCCTGCAACTACGGGCAGCAGGGCGCCATCGGCGCCTGGATCACGCCGCACGGCAAGCAGGTGCGTCTCTACCCGTCGGGCTACCTCGACCAGGGCAACGACGTCATCACGGCTCACGCCTTTCACTGGTTCGACGGTGACCCTGAGAAGGGCATCGTCATTCCGCTGCTCGACGTGTGGGCGCTGCGCAACCCGGATCTCGACAAGCTGCAGATCGCAGCGTGGGCGCCGGTCGATCACTTCCCAGTCCCGCCGGGCGTGCTGGCGTTCTTCGAACGCACCAACGCCACACCGGTGGCCATGAGCCGATTCGGGGAGCGCCTGTTCACGGAGGCCGGGCTGACGCCGACGTTCGTTCCGCTGGCCGTGGACACACAAGTGCTGCGGCCACGCCCGTCGATCACGATCGGCGACACCGATGTCACCGGCCGCCAGCTGTACGGCGTCCCCAAAGACGCCTTCGTGGTCGGCATGGTCGCCATGAACAAAGGCTGGAGCCGAGACCGCAAAGGCTTCAACGAAGCGTTCCGGGCGTTCGGCGTGTTCTGGAAAGCGCACCAAGACGCCGTGCTGCTGGTGCACGCCGATGCCGCCGGCGCCGCCGAGGGCATGGACCTTCACGAGCTCGCCCGCCACTGCGGCATCCCGCCGCACGCCCTGGTGTTCACCGAGCAGTACGTCTACCGCACCGCCGGCCAGACGCAAGACCAGATGGCCACGCTCTACTCGACGTTCGACGTCATGCTCAGCCCGTCGCACGGCGAAGGGTTCTGCGTCCCGTTGATCGAAGCGCAGTCGTGCGGCACGCCGGTGATCGCTACCGACTTCTCGGCGCAACCCGAGCTGCTCATCGACAACGGCGTAACTGGCTGGACGGTCACGGGGCAACCCGAGTGGGACCCGGCCCAGCGAGCGAGCTACGTCGTGCCGTTCATCGCCGACGTCGTCGCCAAGCTCGAGCTGGCCTACGCCTTGGACCCGGACGAGCGCCAGGCCATGGCCGAGCGGTGCCGCCAGTTCGCTGCCAACTACGACGCCGACCGGGTGTTCGAAGAGTGCTGGCTGCCGTTCCTCAAATCGTTCGAACGGTCGAAGGAACCGCTGCCGCTCGAGCGCAAGCCGATGGAGTCGGTCGACGTCATCGTGCCGCTGGTCCGCGCAGCGAACGAAGAGCGCCTGTTCGACTCCTTCCGAGCAACGGCGCCGCAGGGGGTACGCATCCTGCCCGGCGGCGATGCCGACAAGACCTACGCCCAGAACGTCAACGACTGCTACGCCCGCTCGACGGCTGACTTC